TTACCGAAATGTCTACCAGGTGGACCTGGTTTATGCCGAATCAAATGTCCTTACAGCTGGAAAATCTACGGTGTTTGACATTGAAGAGCTTCGTTCGCCTTTTACGGACAGTGCTGTAACAGCAGGCGCTGACAGTTCAAGTATTCGTGGTTACTTTGCTACTATTCCACCCAATGGTGTGTCCGTAGGTTCGATTAGGTATTTCCAGGAAAACTCTGATTTCAAATACAGCATCCAGTACAAGAATCCGGTGAGTTTTGATAAGTTCAATATTCGTGTAATGGATAGCGCTGGAACGTTGGGCGTTAGCACAGACACCCATAAGCTTCTCTTGAGGGTCCATATTGGTAATCCCAACATGAGGCCCCAGATGCCCGTGGACTGGCGGGACGAAAACAAACAGATATTCGAGCCAGACTCCTTAGGTCTGCTTGGGAACTAAAATAATAGGTCTTGGTTTGACAGCCTTCTGACGAAGGTTTGGAGCGATGTCGTCTTTTAAAAATTTGCACGTTACCTTCAACATAAATGAATTTTCGTTTAGTCCCTGGAAATTAATAAGCGAACCATCCGATTTCCTCCATCTCACAGTAACCCTTGACAACTGTGAAATAGGAGGGTAAAAATCAACGCCATAAACGTAGTCATTCGTTTCTGAAAAATGTTTGATGCCACCGGAACTTACATCCATTACAATTGGTCCAAAATTGTTCTGAGACGCCGAGGTACTGAATGAGTTTGCCTCAATCTTTTGAGCCTGATGCATTCTGCCGTTGTTGAGTTCATTTATGTCTAGATACACATAGTTATCCGCAGTGAGGTTCACCAACTGGTCTGACTTCAAGAATGTCGTGCTCTGATAACGATCGTTGTTGGCGTAGAGATTGAACGTTGCGGGTGGCGTCTGATTTGCCACCGTCGCCGAAGGACCGGCGGTTGTGCTGGTGAATCCCATTAGGGTCGCAAGTGACGAAGACAAGGTCAGCGTAAAGTCTCCGTTTGGATCCGCACTGGGTCGCGAAAATAGATACTTGCCCTCGTTGGACAAGTAGGTCACCGAGACATTCGTCACCGGTTCGATGGCATTCTGAACCTCTGATGCCAGTCCACTCGCCGAGTAGAAACCATTCGGCAATGAAAATTTACTTCCGTCCAGTTCAATCGCATTTGTTCCGTCGGGAAGGTTTTGCATGACGTTTGGCACAGAAGCCTGGATCAATTCCACCCTCGTGACGTCGCGGATGGGATTCATCATGTGCATGGTATAGGAATTGCCGGATGTATAGAGCGCCGTGTCTCTTAGATTTGAGTTGACCACGAGATAATGAGTCTCCATAGTTAATTACTATTTAATTAGATTTTACTTGACCTTAAAAAGCGTATCCCAGCCATAAGGAAGTGCCCCTGGGATGAATGTCAAAATCCAGGTGATAAAGTACACAACCCACATGATACCCATAGGAATATCAAAAATTTCAATAAATTTACTACTTAATGAACTAAGTGATCCTCCAGAACTGACAAAATCTATAACATTCTCTAAAAAATCCATGTTCCCCTGCGATCCTGGCATCATGGAGACCGCAAAAGAACCAATCATCAGGCCAATTAATGCGGATAGCCAGACCATCCAAGGTTCTTTTTTAATTTTTTTATCCAAGCCAAACAATGCATAGACGCCACTCGATACAACGAATGATATCAGCATGTTAAATCCGGGATATCTACCAATTGCCATGGCCGGAACTACCGACAGAAGAAGCGTAAAAAGTCCTGCTGTAAGTTTCCACCAGCCCAGAACAGTTCCGTAATTAATAAAAAACGCAAGACATACAGGAAACAAAAACATTCCGATGTATGTTGCACCTGGGATTAAAAATTGTGTTGAGATTGCCGCAAAAGCACAACCAAGATAGAGCGAAAACAGGAACGCAACTTTCCTTTCAGTGACGTTTTTTGGGTTCGCAACTTTTTTATTGATCTGCCATAGAGCAAATGATAACGCGGCGACACCCATTGCTACAATTGGAGGCGTGCCAAGAGGTGCCGCAATAAATGTAAAGGCCATGGCCATCAACATAAGGTCTTTCCAAGATAAAAGTTTATCGATTGGCTGAACCATGATCACTAATACCAGGGGCTAAAATATTTTTATATAATAGTATGATTGACCCTCGTGTATTAGGTCTTGTGTTTTTAACTATAGCATTTATGTTGAAATATGAAAACCCTAAAAAGGATGAATCATTATGTGCTTATTATTTCACCGTATATTCAATACTTATTGGAATTGGAGTATTTTTATTGACATTTGAAATGGGAAATATTATGATTTATGGTTTTTCATTTCCTCCTTTCTTAGTGCTGGTACCTCTTGGAACTTTTTATATCTTGCTTAAACTTGCGGAACGATGGAATGACCCCCAGTTGATTAAATATATATCCGACAGAAATGCTATTGTCAAAAATTATTTTATATCGGTTTACGATGGACTAAAAGACGTTTTATCGGATGTACTAAATATTCCAGTTACAATGTGGAATCTGGTGGTTAAAATTTTTTCCGATTTGTTAACTGTTTTAAAAATTCCATATGATGCATTCATGAACGGATATCGAACATTGTTAAACTCGACCGGTAATATAATTAATGCTAATGTAGATGGATTCAAAAATGTACTTATTGAAATAAAACGCGGATTTAAACTAGTATTTATTGATGCATTGTGGGAAATAGTATCTATCGGTGGTGAGATATGTTGCGCGGTGCTTCCTCCGCCTTTTAATAAAAGTACAAAATGTGCAAAACAAAAACAATGCATGAAAAGAAAAAACCCCAAGTAACTAAAATATTTTTACATATTAGAATGTCAGACGTAATAACTGGTGTAATATTTATATCTATAGCATTTTTAATAAAGTACAATAACCCCCAAAAAAATCAGTTTATTCGTCTTTTCTATTTGGCAGTGTACTTTCTGCTTGTGAGCGTAGGTTTAACTTTAATAACGCTCAAGATGGGCGACATTATAATTGCAGGAACATCATTTCCGGCTCTACTGATTATAGTTCCCATAGGAACACTCTATATTGTTTTAAAAATCATGGAACGATCCAACGATGCCGATTTCTTAAAAATCATAAGAGGTATAATTTTAAAATTTAAAAACTATTTCACAACGTGGTTTGATACGATTAAGTACATATACTCAAATATAAAGGCAATTCCTCTATTAATATTAAATTTTGTGCTAGGTAATAGCAAATTGCTACTAAATATTTTGAAGAAACCTTTGGATGCTACATTGAGTGGAATAGAATCTTCATCAAAAACAATTAATAATGCTTTGAATGTTGATATAAAACGTATAAAAAAACAAATAACCAGTATTAGAGATAAATTCACAATTATATTTATCGACATTGTTTGGGAACTAGTATCTATTGGAGGACAGATATGTTGCAGTATACTTCCTCCTCCATTTAATAAAAGTACAAAATGTGCAAAACAAGGAAAATGCAACACTTCTATAGATAAGACAACAAGAGAATACGAAGACCAAGAATTATTAGATGATACTTTACCAGAACTAGATGATTTTGGTATGCCTATAAGTATTGATGAAGACGGAGTAACAGTAAGTGGTCCTGTGGGTAGTACTACAGTTGGAAAAGACGGAGTAACAGTAAGTGGTCCTGTGGGTAGTACTACAGTTGGACCAGGAGGTATTTCATCAAGCAGTCCCATAGGAAGTGTCGGTATAAGTGATAAGGGAGTAGATATCAAAGTAGGAGACGTTGATGTTGGAAAAGAGATTTCAAACACAGGAAAAAATTTCATAAGTTTGTTTTCTTAGTTAAAAATATAGTTTTATTATAGGATGATATTTGCTTTATTACTTTTGATAATACCTCTTTTAACAAAGAGTAAAGCAATTATTGCTATATCAGCCGTGATATTTGGTGTCTTACTAGGTTTGATTAACATGAAAGAAGGTCTTGATTACCTTGGTTTAATTGGAATTCCTAGATCTATTGTTTTTATGATTGTTTATATCCTATTTTCATATTTCATTGCATTTAGTGAAAATATGCTGAGTTTAATTAAAATAAATTTGCATACAATTATTCACGGTTTCCAAACAAAATCAAAAGTTACCAAAGAACAAATAAAAAAATTAGTTGGACACGATGTCGTATTCTTGAATATCTTTGAAGAAAGTGTACTTTATCGCATAGACGTTGTCAGTCACGAAGAAGCTGAAAAAATAGCAAAATATGTTTCTTCTAAATCCTATTTACAAAATTTTCAAGTAACCGAAAATACTATGACCCCTATAGTTATCACAAGATTATTGGGTTCTATTATTACATTTTTATACACATGCGTAACGACAATATTCTATATTCTTAGGACGTACTTCATGGAACCATATAAAAGAATAATAGACAGTATTTTTTCTGTATTTAATTCACTGTTTGTATTTATATACAAAATTATAAAGACATTGTGGGAATTATTGATATATCCATTAAAAGCTTTTAACGACAAGGTAGATGAATTTTCGAGATGGGGAGGCACAAAGTTTGTTGATTATTTGATTGTTTTTATAACTTTCAGAGTACAATGGGTTTACTTCCAGATTCAAGAAATGATTAATGATTTCACAAGTAAAATTCCTTTATTGAAATCTTTAAAACTTGACATCATAAAATTGGATCGATCAAAAAATTATATTTTCAGATAGTAATGGACACACAAATCATAAATAATATTTTATCAGGAGTAGGGATATCCGCCATACTACTGGGAAAATATATGGATCCTAAACATACCACAAAATTCCAATTAATACACTCGGTCAAAACACAATGGATCTTAAAAGCTGTATTTTGCGTGGTCTATATTTTGTTTTTAAATACAATAATTTATGGAAATGTAAAAAATGATAAGAATAACTTTATTTTTGATAAACTAAAAATATTTGATTTGAAACAATGGACATCCAAGTTTCCAGATGTTTCAAAAATGATAATGACTTTTTTAAATGATCTGATTAATGGAATCAAAAGCAGATTTAATAAGTGGATTAATAACCTTGTTAGTCAAATTACATCATTCTTTCCAAAAATAGGTCGCTGGTTTAAAAATTTAGGACAATGGTTTTACAATTTTCTCAAACCAATAGTGACCAGTTTTTATACTCTCCCAAATGAAATTGCATCATGGTTAATCACAAAGTCTATGGATTATTTTCAATATTATATTTTAGGAACACTTATATTCATAGCACACGTTACTCGTGAACTGGTGGTTGCATTTTTCATGAAAGTAATTCTTTTGCCTGCCAATTTAGCGAAAGATGCTATAAATAGTGCATTTCCTAAGTGGGCTAAAGATGCGATTAATGGAATATCTGCCGGTGGGTATGACGCAGCTGTAAATGGAGCGTATAATACAGTTGTTAAAATTATGAATCCAGTGAAAGATGAACTTAAGAAAAGTATTCCAGATGTAGAATTTGACGACTTTTATTAAGGCTTCCATGCAAGGAACCACGGCAAGATCATCACCCCCAATGCCAAGATCACGAGGTCAATCTTAAGCACCTTGTTCTTGATATCGGGACACCAGTTCTTGTACTTCTGGATCTGCTCACTGTCCTTGGGCTTGGCCCACCAGTAGAAGAGTGCCAGATAGGTAGGTCCGAGGTTGCGCTGGCACTGATACCAGTGATCGTACCACGCCAACACGATATATGGGAAGTAAAGCAACCCCAAAAGCACCCACTTGTTCTTCGGTGGAAGATACCAGTATCCACCCGCCAACGCCAACGTGAACCAGATGCACTTCCAGTTCGCCACCGGTTGCGTCGTGTCACACCCCTTGTGATCTTTATCGTGTTCTGCCATTTATAATAGTTAAAGAAAAGAAACCATAGGTAAATACCAAAAACATGAATACCTTAGTTGTTCAGAAGATGCATTCTGATGCTATGTTACCGACCCGGGGCACAGAACTTTCCGCGGGCTACGATCTCTATGCCTGCTCGGACTGCGTGGTCCACGAGGGCAAGAGGTTCGTGGTCCCCACAGGAATCCGTGTGAAGATTCCAGAGGGATGCTATGGACGCATCGCCAGTCGCTCGGGCCTGACCGTAAAGCACGGCATCGAGGTGGGTGCCGGCGTCATCGATCGGGACTACGAGGGCGAACTCAGGGTCGTTCTGTTCAACCACGGAAACCGACCGTTTCATATTAAGCAGGGGTATCGCATCGCACAGTTGATCATGGAACGTTATGAACACTGTGACCTTATTGAGAACCCAGAACTTTATCCACAAATTCCCATTCAGGATCCTCCGGTGGCTCCTGAACCTTCAGAACTACCAGACCCTCAGTTGGCATCTAGGGGTGCCGGAGGCTTCGGTTCCACTGGGGTTTAACTTTGACTTAAAGAATAGGATATCCTGTACAGTACAGAAAATGTTCGCCGTACCGTACGAAAATAAACATCGTCTTTGTACACGAAACACCCAGCTTAAAAAAACTGAACAATTACTAAATTATATTGTGAAAAGACATATTGAAAACAAATTATATGAAAATAATGTTTTGGATATTGTTTTCGTAAATAATAGTTTACTCGAAGTGAATCAATTATATACTCGAATGAATAAAAAATTTATGGACAATGAGTTTGTAATTGATACACTTTCTAGTAATGATGATGAAGGTAATTATAAAAGTTGTACTCATTATTTATTGGATTTAATTGATCCAAGTATATCTAAAAATATTTTGATTGCTTGTAGTCATAAAAAAAGAATAAACGATGTTATTGCTATTCTCGATTACATTTCCAGATTTCCTTCTTTTAGATACCAGATACATATAACTTTTGATGAGGCTGACAAAAATCTATCATTAATAAGAGGATTCCTGAAAAATACAAAAAAATATATCGAATCGCCTTTGATTAGTGGGATACTTTATGTTACTGCTACTCCACTTGATAATTTTTGGAATATGTTGAACAAAGAAGGAATTCTATTACTTACAAACATGAACAAAAACTATTCTCAATACATTGCTGATTATGAAAATTATATGTCAATTATTGATCATGAAATAATTTACCAAGAAATAACTGATAATATCTCGTCACCACTTGATTATATGATAACTGCATTCTATAACAATTATATAGATGAAAGTGATAGAGTCGTGGTATTCGCACCAGGTGAAGTCCTTAAAGAAAGCCATGACGATATCAAAGGGTTTTTTCTCGGAAAGGGGTATGCTGTTTTTGTATTGAATTCTTCAAATAAAGGTTTTTTTTATCCAGATGGTAGAGGGTTTGAAGATATTGAAGAATTTAAAGAAAAATACAATATAGATGGCGAACTTAGAGATGTTTTGAAAAAGTGGTATGAAATAAATACGTTGAATCTCGCTATAACCGGAAGACTGAATCTTGAACGAGGAATTACTTTCAACACCAACGGTTTCAATTTTACTCATGCTATTATTTTTCCAATTCTAAAACAAAACGATGAAATACAAATTATGGGTCGTTGTTGTGGTGATAAACAACATATACAAAAAATGAAAATAATTTGCACGGAGAATACTTTTGAACGAACTAAAAAATACCACGAACGAATGAATTTGGACATATGTTCACAAAGCATTGAATGTTTTAATAGTTCCGATTTCAATATGTCAAGTGATAGTTCAATTCCAGTAAAAATGACCATAATTGACATTGAATTATTGGAAATTATTAAGGAAAAGATAAATATACCAAAACTATATGTTCATCATAGAAATGAAGTTCATAATTTGTTGGTAAATGGTATCGAAAATGAAAAAATAGTTTTGGAAGATAGGAATAACACAAGAAAATTCAGCATTACAACGCGCAAACTCGCTTCAATTAGAAAATTCAAAGAAGGAAATAATAAAGACGCAAATCGTATAAAAAAGTTTAATGCTGCTTTTGAAAGACAACGCCAGACATCACAGGCTGGAAATAAAGATGTGTATTCCATTGATTTTGCATACGATGACTTAAATGATGGCGTTTTTATTAATAAATCTTCGGTGGCATGGATAACTTTTAGAAATTAATTTTCATTCAGGTTTAAACAAAAAAAACACTATATTAGTTAAATGACGTTCTTTCCCGCTCTTTATGGCAAAGATGCTAAGGGAAAGACTCGCATTTGGCAAGTCGAGGTCGTAAACGGAATGATTAAACGAACCACGGGTCTTATCGATGGAAAAAGATCCGTAACGGAACGCCCTCCCGATGCCAAACGCAAGACTCCCATCGAGGAGCAAGCCGCCCAGATGTGGCGCAAGCAGGTCAAGTTGGGGTACATGGACAACATGCAACTGAGATCCGAAGTTGTCCTAAGACCCATGCTACTCTACTCGTTCAGTGAGAGGTCCTACGGAATTGATGGAGACGTCAGATTTCAGCCCAAGTTGGACGGGGTCAGGATGCTCGCCGGCTTCTCGGGAGGAGGCCTCCTATTACAGTCCAGGAACGAACAGCGAATTGAACATCTTACTCACTTGGAGAAGGCACTGGAAGGGAAGTTGGAGGAGGGCGAATTCTTGGACGGTGAACTCTTCTGCAAGGACATGGATTTCGAGCAGATCACCAGTGCCGCCCGTGGTTCGGAAAGTCCCTACGCACCCAAGCTTGAATTTCACTGCTTTGACCACTTTCGTCTTCACAAGCTGGACATACCTTTCGCGGAACGGTACGAGAGGCTCAAAGAAATCATCAAGCGGATCAGTCATCCGATGATCAAGATTGTTCCAGCCTATCAAGGAACGGCCAAGGACGCCGACAAGTACCACGATAAGTTTGTGGCCGAGGGTCACGAAGGTGTGGTCATGCGCGTGGCCGAAAGTCCCTACTTGCTCAATAGGCGCTCATCCCAGTGCATCAAGTACAAGAAGATGATTACGGAGGAGTTTGAGATCGTGGGAGCCGAGGAGGCGGAAGGGAAGGACCGCGGGACGCCGATATGGATCTGCGAAACCGAGGACGGAGACACATTCAAGGCCCGGCCCAAGGGGACCATCGAGAGCCGAAGGGAGCTGTGGAAGAACAGAGGAAAACTGATGGGCGAGATGCTCACCGTGCAGTTCCAGGGATTCACCCAAGACGGCGTACCCCGCTTCCCCGTGGCACTCGCCGTAAGAAATTATGAGTAAAGGATATAATGATAATAATACACGTAGGTTCTTTTAAAAATTATTACAAATGCAGGCTCCCCGAATCGATCAACATTCCCATGTCAGAATTCAATAGAATTAATGATATTTTACAAAGATCGGACATTGGATACGAAGATATCGAAAAATACGGAAAGGGCATTTTTACCGGTTCTGGGCTAAAATTTCCAGGGTTTGATCACCCCATTATGCTTTACGTGGAGGAGAAAGGTTCTCTTGTTGCAAACATTGCAAAAGTTTATATGAACAAATTTGGTTTTAAAAATATTTGCGTGTTAGAAGGAGGTTTAGAAAACTGGAAAGAAAGAAACAACCCAACACTGTCCGGTTGTTAATTAGAGAAAACACTAGTCAATATAGTAAATGTCGGAAATCCGTGTTGAGAAACATGGGTTCGTACGTCTTGTCGATACAATGCCCAGGGAGGATCTTGATCACGCCATCGTTCAAGCCGCCCGAGTGTCGTATGGAGAAGGCACCAAGAGCGTCCGGAGCGACCGCGGACTGATCCGCTACCTTCTCCGTCACGCCCACACGACGCCTTTTGAGATGGTGGACTTCAAGTTTCACATCAAGATGCCAATCTTTCTGGCTCGGCAGCACATGCGCCACCGGACCGCCAGCATCAACGAGATTTCCGGGAGGTATTCACAGTTGCCCGAGGAGTTCCACGTTCCCGCCGAGTTCCGTGGTCAGTCCAAGGTGAACCACCAGGGTTCCGAGGGCGTTCTGGACAGTCCAGAGTCCATGGTGCTTCTAAGGGACCAAAAAGCTTCGTGCGAACAGGCATTTGAAATCTATCAGAGCCTTCTCGACCACGGGGTCGCCCGCGAGACTGCCCGCGAACATCTGCCCCTGTCTACCTACACCGAGTTCTATTGGAAGATTAACTTGCACAACCTCCTTCACTATCTGCGTCTCAGGATGGACAGTCATGCCCAACCGGAGATCCAGTTGTATGCCAATGCAATGTACGATCTGGTGAAGCCACTGATCCCGGCGGTCGCAGAGGCCTACGAGGACTACATTCTTGGTGCGATCACGCTTTCTAAAGTGGACCTCGCGAAAATAAAGCAAAATCTTCTTGATGGGAAACATGAACCCTATCCTTCACCGAGTGAGGAACAAGAGTTTTCAGTGAAGCTCCGTGCTCTTGGGATCGTCTAGACTTGTTCGGTGGCTTGTATTTCTCGCCCGCCACGAGACTTCGCGGTTCATAGGTCTTGGGCGGAGGAATGACCGGTTTTGCTTTGGGTTCTTCAGGAACCACGTCATGATCTTCCGTCTCCTTTTCCTGCGACGAAGCTGAAATTATTCTCTGAATTCTTTTCCATGTTTCTTCGTCAAGCTCTCCGCCACCCACTTCATCTTCACGGAATCCGTAAGAAAGGTAGATCGCCATGCGTTCTTCTAAACACTTTCCTTCGAGTTCCGCAACGAGTTGTTTAAATTTTTCATTTGTGATGACGTGTTTCTTGTGTAGAATCATACCACACCCTTCAATGGGACACGGTGGATAGTAACGTCTCGCGTTTAGGTCGCAACGCTTGTGACACATCTGATCATTATCATTTACATAGATATCTATTTTATCAAGTATATTTTTATTACACATTACACATTTTGTGGGTGGTATGATGTTCAGACGACACATCTGATGAACGTGATGTCCACACCTAGCCGTGGCCTTGCACACGAATGGGATCTCTTTGTGACAGACGGTACACTCTTCCATCTTTCTAATATCGCAATACATATATTCTTTAACGCTTCATTACGTGACCGCACATCCTGCAGGTGATGAATAAGGTCATCGGTTCGTCCGCAGATCGTGTCTGCTTCTCCACGTATGTGGTCTTCATAGATTTGCACTTGCCGCACTTGAACATTCCGTCGTCGTATTCTTCGGGTTTCTTCTCGACCACCTCCTTTTTGGGTTCGTGATACCAGAGATCCCAAATATCCATGTCCGAAAAGGTATTCATCTTGAGTTCACCCGATTTGATCCTATCCAGGAATTGTGATTTTGTATTGTTGCGTATGGCATATACCAGCGAACGCATCCTACTCGCGTAGAGGCGCTTGAATTCCGGATTCTTCCAGTTTGCGCGAGTGTCGTTTTCTGTGATCACCGTGGCGTTTTTGAAAGGCTTTGGTATCTCGATCATGTAGTCGCCCAGATTCGATGAAATATGTTCTGATATTTTGGCATACTCAGTTTTGAGTTCGTCGTTCGCGTGTTTCTTGTTCAAGAATGACGCCCTTTCCGAACGTGTCCAACACTCTTTGGAGTTGATATAAACGTCGCGTTGTATCTGAATAAATTTGGACATCGTGTCTCTGCGAACTTGTGTGAGTTTCTCGTATATTTTTTCCATCTTGTCAAGACGTTTCGTGTTCAAAAGATGTAAAAGTCTCTTGAGAATTCGCTTCCTCTTGGTGATATCGGGAAGGTTGATGTATTCCTCTTCTTGGTTTATAAAGATTTTTGGTTTGTATGAAGGGCGTCGAATGAAGTAGCGTTCCAATTTTTGATTAATCATCGTAATTCCCTTCATCTCTGTATCGACTTGTTCGGTATCTTTCTTGATCAAAGTGATAAGACGTTTAAGTCGTGCCTGGTCTAGAAGTCTCTTGCTAACCTTTTTTATGGGCGGTACAAATGTTTCGCCAACCATCTGACTCTTGATCGCCAAAAGGCGTTCCTGCTTCTCTACCAGTGGTGTATTGCGTTTGACCAGACCATTTTCGCTAGGGTCGAATATGTAGTTGCGCTTGGCAATATATTCCGTCCACAGCTTTGAGTTGCGCTTTTGTATCTCCTTGCGATTTTCGTCCACGAACCCCGGCTTCAGTTGCTTGATGCTCCAATTCTTCGCCCCCTTGCCGAGGTGTGTGGCCAGTGCATCTGCTTTATTTTCACTCACCAAGCCGGTGGAAATAAGCGCGGCCGCCACGAGTGCGATGGATTTGCTTTCCATGTTTCGTATCTGCCGCTCGGGTATTGTTTTTCTTCCTGAATAATTATTTCAACTTCTTCACTTGTAGGGTTTGGGTATTCCTATTACGTTTGACGTCGTTTGGGTCCTGACCAGGCTTGATGGCACCTCCTGACTTTTTATATGTCTTCTGGTGGAGATTCCAAAACTGAGACGAGCCGACCCGGAAGTTCTTGTGGATCTTGGCCTTGTACCAGAAAACACAGTCCTCAATTCGGTTGGACTTGCTGGTGTTGTCCAAGACCAGAACCTCGTAGTTCTCCGTGCACGCGGTCATCACCTGGTTGAACATATCAAAATTGGGAAAGATTCCGAAGAAGGACTTGTACAACTTTTCGCGGTTCTGGATGACGTTCTCGCGGGCGATGAACACGTAGTCCACGTTGGCGCGGAGGTCGGGACTCAGGTCCATGCAGTACTGCATCGTCAGCATGAAAAATATCTTCCAGTGGCGTCCGTTCATGAAACACTGGCGGATGCACGAGTCCTTGAGGAACTTTCGGTCGTACATGCAGTCGTCCATGAGGATGAATGCACCAATGTCCCGCGAAGTCAGCTCCGTCTTTCCCGGTGGAGGCTTGAGGTTCACCATCTTTCTCTGCCTGTCAATCACCCTATCAATGATGTCTCTGTCATATTCACCGTAGATAAACAGATCCGGAATGAACTGCTGATACCAGTGATTTCCCTCTTCGGTCGCAGACATAACTACGCCCGCTGGAAGATGTTTTTTGTGATAAAGGATATCTGTCACCAAAGTAGATTTTCCTGTTCCACGTTTTCCAATAAATACACAGACCTTGTCGTCACCCATTGAAGCGGGATTGAATTTTTTAAGCTGTACATTCATGTCTATTAATCTACACGTATTTTTTTGAATCTTTTTTTAACACATCATATTAAGATGCAGCTTGCTGTCACAGGATTTCAGGATACATTTTTAACCGGAAGACCTGAAATATCATTTTACCAAAAAGTATTCACCGATCGTGCAAAATATACTAGCGAAATATTAAGGCTTCCTTTTGATTCTGATGTCTACTGGGGGGAATCTATAATATGCACGGTCGATAATGACACGTGTGATATCATCACCGGATTCTTTTTAAATTTCACTTACAATACCAATCAACCATTTCCACAAGATACGGCTCATTCATTTGTAGAAAGAGCCGATCTTGTAGTCGGAGGTCAAACCATAGTTAGCCTTACTGGAGAATATATGGCTATTATGTCAGACCTAACAGATTCCCAAAGAATTCGCCAAAGCAACGATGTCCTTTTGAATCGCTCTATTACACCGACAAGTTATGGTACGATCGTCCCAGGCTCCGCCTGTTCACTGGAATTGCCATTTTTTGGGAGGGGGTACGAAAATTCATTCCCACTTTTGGCTCTGAACCGTCACCGTATCGAAGTCAGAATTTTTCTTAGAAAGCAATCAGAACTGGGAAATGTTGATATACCTAAACTAGAACTAAATTTACAAGCAATTTATCTTGAAAACGAACATAGACAATTTTTTCTTGGCAAACAACTGGATTATATAATAAAACAAACTCAATTGGCACGAGTGACTTTAAATGACCTCAATCAAATACGTTTCAGAACGGAATTTGAAAATCCAGTAAAGGAATTTATTCTGGTCGTACAAAACGATTCAGGTACGGCGGGATTGTTCGATTACAGTTCAGGCGTCGACGCCGGTGAATATACGAGTTTTTCGAACGACCAAGTTACGCGATGGAAACTTTTTTTCAACGGTCAGAATTATTTTGATATTGATCAAATGACAATGAGAGCCATTCAACCTTATGAACACTATATACAAACACCGAGTTACAAGGTGAATATATTTAGTGTGAGCCAAGATTCAGGACCGTTTCCATCCGGAACCATCAATATGAGTCGCATTTCCAAACAATTGTTTGAATTAACTCTCGTTGACAATTCTATCACAAGAAAAGCCCGTCTATATGCTACTAATTTTAATTTATTTAGATGCCAAGGTGGTCTAGGTGGAACAATGTTCGTCTAACCAAGCTTGATCTCGCGACGCTTCTTGTCCGAAGTTCGCATCTTGAAGAACAGACGAAGCACGCCATCCACGTAACTCGCCTTGTAACCCTCGTCCGATACATCCACGTAACTGGGCAAATCGAATGAGGCGCTTCGGTTCTCTCCGTAAGCCACCGTCACCTCGTGGTCATCCGAAGAAAGTGTGATGTGAATGTTGTCCTTGCCCACGCCGGCAAGATGCATCTCAATCTCAAAGCCGTCATCGAGGGACTTGGTGGTCTTGTAAATAAATCTGTCCGCCAACTTACCGTGAAAATGTTTCTCAATGTTGGGGATTTCGTTCAGAACCTTGGACGTCGTGTCCAGAAGGTCATAAAGATCGCCGTGCCGAAGAAAAGGTAAAAAAGCCATTGTACTTTATCTTGGAAGCTTTTCTTTAATTATCTTCCATTCCTCCCAGTCGGGTGATCTAGTGTCAGCCACACAGACCTCTGCGATCAAACGGGTCGGTGTTGGATACACAGGAAACACCTTGTCATACGGATAGAATGAATACATGTGACTCATGTGAGGCGCGTGCTTAATCGAGAGATCTTCAACAGTGCACTCCCATCCGGTGGCATGCAGAGGGTCAAACTTGTATTGCTTTCCAATAAGACCGTACGGTTTGAAATCAACTACGTCATAAAGCTGTCCAAGATTAACAGGATCTGGGATGTCTTCGTGATTGGTCGATATGGTGATGTGAGGGATGTGCCTGAACTTATAGACCCTGGTCAGAAGACGACGATTCAGTGGCACAAGCCAGACAGAATATCCGTACATTACTATATATGCAGGATCTTTCTTTAAGTCAGAAGGTGAAGGTGGCACTCGCAGTTGCACCCACCGTCCTGATGTTTGGACCCATTCCCGTCATCCTGGTTTCAGGAGGATCCATCATGCGTCAAATAGTTAAACATAAAGTTCCAAGATAACAGTGTGAGTTCAAGCCCAGGTAGCTCGTTCTAGATGGATTTCCTGGGTAATTCACATTGTTCTCCGGTAGCTCATTAGGTAGAGCGTGAGACTGTTAATCTCAAGGTGATGGGATCGAAACCCATTCGGAGAGAGCACTACTTTTTTGTGAAGAATCACTTTTCAACAAAGTACCTTCGGGCCATATAGAAGCTGACGGCCACGATCAGGCCACTTACGGCCAGGCCAGCCATGCTGCGAGATCCATCCTTGGACATAAAGTTGGGGATGTACACGGCCAACTTCGCCTGAACGTCAGGATAGAAGACCATGGCAACCAACGCCGCGACAATCAGTGCCTCGAACTGCTCCTTGGTCAGTCCGAGAGGAAACTTCTTCTCCTCGACCACCACGGGAGTTGAAGGTTCTGGCGAAGGAGGCTTCTGCTGCACCTGTTGAGCGGGCTGGGCCATGAGCATCTCGTGAGGAGCCACCGAAGCCTGAGGAGGAATAATGGAGTGCATGTCTGCTGACATATGATTATTCATGGGTTCATCGTAATCGAGGTCCGAAATGGGTGTGGAGAAGGCCATACTGCTCATCTGCATCGGATTATCTTGCTGTTGAACGTCATTATTTTTTCGTTCCAATAATGTCCTTTGACCTTCGTAACCAGAATCTCTGTCAGTCTGCGAACCCGGCTTAGGAACATTCAGTCCCGTTCCGGCTCCGTTATCTGGAATACTTGGGCTGTAGGTAAGTGGCGTACCACCCCCTCCACTGGAATTTAAATCGTACATTTCCATTTCTAATACCACTTAACAATCATTTGAGAGCACGCTGACGCATCTTCTCAAGGGCACGCGTCTCGAACCGCTTCACCTGCCACCTTGATAAATTGAACATCGCGCAGACCTCATCCAAACTCATCTGATCCAAATACAAATGTGTGATAATTTCCCTCTCCCCGTGATTCAGACAATCCATGAGGTAGCCAAGGTCTTCTTCTTCTGCGTCCAAGTGACAAACCTCGGCAACCGGAAGGTAATCCATTGCGGTCATCGTCTTCTTCACGTACCTGGACATGTAAGACCTTATCCACGGATAGGCGTAGGTGGACAGCTTGGTCCCCTTGGCCGGATCATACTTTACGATCGCCCTGTGCAACCCGAGCGTCCCCTCTTGAACGAGATCCTTTCTAGAAATACCAGTCCTTTGGTATCTGTAGGAAAGCTTGTGAACCAACCCGAGGTTCTGGTGAACAATGTCGGTCGTGGTCTTCATCTAATTAGTCACCGCCCCTTAGCCTTAACACGAGATGGATCGTTGATTCCTTCTGAATGTTGTAGTCCGATAACGTCCGCCCGTCCTCAAGCTGCTTTCCTGCGAAAATCAACCTCTGCTGGTCGGGCGGGATACCTTCCTTATCCTGAATCTTTGTTTTCACGTTATCGATAGAGTCTGAAGAATCGACCTCCAGCGTAATCGTCTTTCCCGTGAGGGTCTTCACGAAGATCTGCATTCTTAATATTAATCTCCAGAATTATAAATGTTTGGGATCGTCGCTTTAACGACCTTCTTCGTATTCTTCCTTGAGGGGCTTGTGCATTACAACATCGGAAAGAACAAGCTTACCAGGCTGCAGTTTCCACAGGGCAGGGAGATAATCCAGTGGATCGGGACCCTGTTGTTCTTCAGTCTGCTGAACGGTGTCCTGGCATCCAGCTTGAACTCCGCATGATCTTCCACAGAATAATGATCAAAATGGTTATCGTAATCATGTGGATTATGGCCGTGCAAGTTAAATAGTATGTCAGATGTAATCGTAGTGGTTTCCACAGACGCGTGTGTATGTCTGGGTGACTGAAAATCATTTCTAGTGCTTGAGTAGTTAAATCCTGTTCCTCTTCCTTGCTCATGGACAAGTTTCTTAAGACCAAACGAGATAATATCTTTGACAAATGTGAGCCAGGCAAACTATTTCTAGTCAAGGGCTGGTCTACTGCACAAATTTGCAAGACCATTGGCGCGTCCGCGGTCTACGTGGGGATAGACACACTGCGTTCCCAAAATGTCACCGAGAACTTTTTCGAATTCATTAGCTTCAGCAAGGCTGATATCGTCATGGATGATTCTTCTATGATGAAAAATGAATTGCCAGGTTGGCGTTGGATTCAGCAGAAAAGAAAAAATATTCATTCAAGAATTTTTATACCTTGCGAAAACAATATAGACAACATTCAAATTCAAGACGAAACAATAGAACAGGAAAATAAAAAAGAGGTCGTAGAAACGCTTCACCAAAGAGACCTGTTCAAAACCACAAAAGAATTTATGGATGAAATTTTAACAGAAAAGGGAAATTTTAATTTCAATGCATTGCTAAAAATTTCACTCGAAGAACCCGGAAATAGAATGGGAATCGTGCAGGAGAATTACATTAACGCATCGGGAATAACTATCAATGAAATTTCTAGTATAGCAGATTACTTAGTCGAAGCAGATTACTGGGACACGATGATGTATTCATCCATGTACAATGAACAAATTCACCAACACTTTATCGTTTCGGCTATCTTAGGTCCCTGTGCAATTATAAAAAACAGAATACCTTCTAAAAAAATTGCATGCGCACGCGTATGGACAAAAGATTTCAATATGCGACTTAAAAAATCAATGGAAAAACATTGGATTCGTTCGGATCAAGAAACGTTACAAGTTTTACGATACAAGCCAAAACTCATCCCCGAATATTGCACGACTTCGGGTGGCATTCATCTAATCAATCAAACATCTATGGGGATCAAAATTAAAAATGATGTGATGAAGGATCTGAAACATGACTTAAAGAAGAGAGAGCAGTACTTTGTAGAACAATGAGGAAGCCTATCTGCAGAGATGACGAGTCTGACGACGGAAGCGATGCAGGGATTGACGGCGAGAACTACAACATCGACACTATAGGAAATGATATCCACTTCACTGGTGAAATATCAGATGAATCAATGCACGACCTTATTATTCAGGTAAAGACATTAGAAAGGAAACTTCTAAGTGTTCGCGAATACAAACCCAAGATTGTGCTTTATGTCAGGAGCGACGGTGGTGACTTCTTTGCCGGACTGAGCTGCATGGATCACCTCAGGAGACTCAAAGTCAAATTGGTAACCGTCGCCGATGGGTTTTGTGCCAGCGCAGCCACCTTCGTTCTGATGGGTTCCAAGAATCGTAGGATTATGCCTCATGCCCACCTGCTCATCCACCAACTTTCCACAGGCGCCATGGGCAAGTATGAAGAACTCAAGGACGAAATCAAAAATTGTGATAAACTCATGGAGACCCTCCGCAAAATCTATACCCAGTATACACAAATCCCAGAGGACAAATTGAACAAGTTGCTCAAGAAGGATATCTACTTCACTGCCGAAGATTGTGAACGGTGGGGCATTGCCAAAAATAATATGTGATAATTACAAATATGAAGATGAACATGAAGATGCCCAAGCTGTCTCAGCAGGCTATGATCGTTGCCGCCGCCGCCGTCCTCCCGGTTCTGGCTTCGGCTTACAAACTCCGTGTTTTGGATGCCGCCGTCCTCGCTCTGTCAGGAGCGCTTGCCGTCTACAACGTCAACTGCCTCACCGCGGGCAGCTGCAACACTTGGGCGACCGTGGTGTCCATCTCTTTCTTCATCATGACCATCATGCAGCTCATGGCGCCGCGTGAGGGGATGGAGGGTGAGGAGGAGGACGTGCTTATCACCGACGAGGAGGAAGTCACCGAGATGCCCGCAGATGTCGCGGACATGTCCATGACCGAACCCGCCCCGACGCAGTCCAAGATGCCAGCCGAGACCAAGCAGGGAATGACGAAAGCAGCCCCTATTCTTACTGACGAAGAGTTTGAGCTTCTCAAGGCTCAACTGATGGAGTAAAGTTCACCGCAGCTTCATAGAGATCAATCCCGTGGTCAGAGACCGCACAGCAGGCTAACGACGACGCCTCGACCTGCTCGAGGTCAGGCTTGTAGCCGTAGGGACTGGTAACGAAACATCCCTTTACGTGTTTGAATCCCCAAGCACGCAAAGGAACCCGGGGGATGGGATCATTCACATCCACAAATCGGAAACTGTTGTCAATGACAGCATCGAAGAGACGACAGAAGTGACCGCCCCCAACCCGAGGAGATCCGAACGTCACACAGTAGGTCTCCACGTCACCCTCGGCGTTCTGCTCGACGTCCAGGGCACAGATCGTAGAAAGTCCACCTCCAAGCGAGTGACCGGTACAGACCACCTTGGCGTCGTTGAAGTGCTTGATCGCGTCCATGATGAGCGTGCGACCACTCATGTACTGACCCAGGAAACCGGCGTGGACCCTGCACTCGTCTGGAAGGAACGGCGTCTTGACCCGGAACGTCAGTGCGTCCGTACACACGTCGTTGAGCTGGTCCGTCTCGGTGCCGCGGAACACCACCCAGGTGATTCCGTCTTCAGATTTGATGAAACAGTCCAGACCCGTCTCGTCACTGCTGATCGGCTGATATCCCTCGCGACACATTTCAGCCGCGTCGTAAGATTTTCTGCACATGGTCGCACTTTGCTTGATGATTTTCCTCGCTTCTTCCTTCATTCTCTTTATACTTGGGTGGCATTTTCTTCGTCAGAGTCTGTCGTGGGATCCTGCCGAAGTCCCTGGAGCGTCTCCGCAACCTGGAGCTCCTCGAACGTCGGAGGGAATGGCTCCGGCTCGAAGACATTGGGAGCGAAGGACACCTGCGAGAACCCCGGTGAAGGTGGAGGCACGTCGTAGTCTATATTCTTGGTGCTGAAGAAACGAGCCGCCGCCTTGCGAATCCTGTCAGCCGAACTCGAGTTCAACTTCTCGTGCACATCTTCACTGTAGGGCGTGATCTCGCGGATGTCCAGAATCTCGGGACGGGCAAAATTATGCGCCTCCTTGGGAAACTTCTTCTCGAATATCCGAAGAATGTCACTGGGAATAGGAGGAGATTGCTCAATCAGCCTGTCCATGTCCAACTTTGTCATGTTGATGAACTCGTGACCCGACATGGAACGCTCCTCGGGCGGCAAACTCAACTCCAGACGCATGTGCCGCGACATCTTCCCGTAGGTCGCGGCACTGACCCGGTGAGCCTCCATCAGCTCATTGACCTTGAGGAATTGCGCGAGTGTCGTGGCTATTGCCGCAACAAGATTTAACCCACCAATTATCAGGGGTACAGTGGATTGTGTGTTCGCGGGAAATGTCCCTTGTGCAAAGTTTGCAGTTCCTGTTACCGTCGATATGATGATAATAGGAATTGTAAAGCGCATAGACATCTTTTTGTATTTTTGATAGGACATGAAGTGAAGGTAACGGTATGTCGCAGAGACCTCTCCCCAAATTTTGAGGATTCCAGCCTGCTGCGGATGCCAGTCAGCTTCACTTACCATGTTTCTTCTATCATAACAAACTATTTTTTCACTTTCGGATCATTTGATCCTCGCCACGGTTCGTGGGCCTCTCGATCGTCCCGTGACGCGAGTCGAGACAATTTTTTGAATAGGCTTCCCATCGCTCTGCCCACTTGTATTCACCCTGTGATCTCCAGTGGTTGGCAAACTTCTCGGCTTCCAGTGCCTCCATTAATTTCTGAGGCGTCGGCGGCGTGTATCGGGTCGGTGGTCTTCGCATTTCTTTTCTTTGTGTCCACTTCCTTAAGTGCATGCTCAATGATGTTGTTCTGAATGCACCACCGAACAAAGTTCAGTTGACCGATCGTGGTCTTCATAATCTGATCATTTACCTTGAAATCTATCCGCTCCGTTCTGCAAAATGGGTCAAACAACTTTTTGCTATACCCTTCCAACGTTGATTTGTACTCGATGTGGACCGTGAATACACGTCCGGAAAACTCCTTCTTGTAACTCACGTTGTTCTTTTTTGCGTAGTTAGTCACGAACCACTCGATGGTCCGAAGGGAAATGCCGTTGATTCGGTGATTAATAATGTCCAGTAATTTTGAACCGTTTTTAGGATCATCGTAAAACCGCTCAAGACTCTGGAGAAGAAGTTTAGATCGTCCTTCCATAACTACTAATTAGTTGCGTTTATTCTTTAAGACCCGAACGAAGGCATTATTCGGTTAGGTAAATTAATCCGATTGGTGTTATTTGTCATCTGCTCGTAAGCCGTTGGCTGTGAATGCTTTTCGCAATATCCACGAAGTACTGCCTGGTGCATACACTTTTTACCATGCTTTTCAATGTGACAACACGTGTACATACATTGACACTTTGCCATAGTCTTGTACATGTCTTCCTTGTAGAGACTTGGATTGTCCATTAGTAAAGCTTTTATAGCATTCTCAATACATTGATCTGCATAGATCTTCATCTTGCGATCAACATGCGTCTGTAGAACTGAGAATTCACTGGTCAAATCCATTCTTGTTTTTTGTTCGAGTTATTTTTTTAAATTGGCATGCGTTTCATGTGACCGCCTATGACCGTTGGATCACAATAAATTGTATTTCCAGATTTGCGAAGTTGAATACACATTCCAACATCTTCACTGCAGAAATCTTTCATTTCGCCAAATTCAAACCAAACTGGACGGAACCAAGGATACTCGAGTGACTCCATCGCTTTGCGACTAATTACACACAAACCCATCCCCGTGTAATCAATTTCAATCAATTCGGTCTTCTGTGCCTTGTGCATTTTCTCCACGTCTTCCACGGTCAAAAATTGATATGACTTGTGCTCCTTGAAGTATTCATCGTCCATATTCCTTACCACAGCGAAATTCTTTAGGTCCTTCATTCGGTACAATCCACATACCACATCCTTTTTATGAGAAAGAAGACGCTCGATCATCTTGAAATTGAAACGAATGTCCGAATCAATCCAGAGCGTGTAGTCGTAATCAAGTTCGCCGTTATAGGGCTTCTGGGTTTTGCCACGACCAACATCTCCACCGAGCAACTTGTTACGAACGTAGTACACATTAGGGTCGTAATCCATAAAAAGATTAACCTCCCACTCCTCCTGCCTTGCGTCAAACAAAAACTTGATGATGTCCATCATGACCTCGCGCGAAAAGTTATCACCTGGGACGCACAACGCAATCTTCATTTAAAAGTTTGTCGCGCATTATCTTTAAGACTATGGACAGAGCATGGGAACTTTTCTGGAAATTAGATCACCGTGATAAAATGATCCACATTACCAGTCCCTCGGAATGGGTCGAAAACAAAGACCACTGGGTTAGGACCTGGCTCGATTATAAAAATAAAATACCAGGTTTTATGCGACAATTTATGTTCATGAATCCGTTTTCGTACTACATGGAATACTGCTATAGGATGGTTTCCGAGTCAGACGAAACTCTTCGAATGCCACTTGTACCTCCAGACTCTGAGGTACTCTTTGACGGCTGCACCAAAAGTGAGCAAACAGAATCGCGTCAGATACATCGTGCCATCGAGAACTCGTCTCGGGAATCTTCTCTGGATGACGGTGACGCGCCAGAGCAAGACTTCGTTCCTTTCGGCCCTCATAGTCCAGATGATTCATCGTGAAGTGCGCATGAACCGAGTTAGGGCTCACTAAGTGCGCCTTGCGACGGTACTTAAACAAAAGCAACGACTGTATTTCAAGAAGGCCTCCCGGTGGCTGCCGCTCTAGCAGGATCGTGTCCGCCTTTTCAAAGATAGGGTGGTACTCCTGCATAAAGTGAGCCACCAGGTCGGCCATCTCGTTCGTGTGCGGGATGTCGCACGCGTGAAATTGAACACGCTTGTGCGGAAGCATAGTCAAATCAACCTTGTGCCACTTGATTAGTTCAGGGTGATGCCTGGGATGTTCGTCCCACCAAAACTCAACCATCCCAAGGTTTTTCAGTCCAATATCGATGGATACAATGTTCATCCATATTAGATTCTTTAAATTCTTAATTAATAGTAGATGATAAAGGAACTTTTCGAGGAAAAGTTTGGGTTCACCCTCGGTGAACGGATAGGTACCAAGAGCAGCTACGGCGAAGCTTATGTCATGCCCACCAAGTCCAAGATTGTCAAGATTTTTTACGCCAAGTCAGATGACCTCGCCAACCGCGAAATCGCCATCACAACCATCATGGGCCTTGAAGGCGTGGGTCCAAAGTTGTTCAACGCCGGCAAGCTGGACGACAAGTACTACTACATGGTCATGGAACGCATCTCGGGCGACCTCCTCACAATGCCGAGGTGGCTGCGTAAAAAGTACGAACCAGAGATTAATGCACAAATCCTCAGACTCATGGACAAGATGCACAGTCTCGGATTCATTCACGGAGACCTCAAGTGGGACAACATCGGCTACAAGAACGTCAAACAGTCCGCACCAAAGCTCTACATCCTGGACTTTGGTCTCTCCATCAAGTTTCCGCGGAACATCCGAACGAATCTCAACGTCGTCGAGGGGATCGCACGCGCCTATCGCGCCATCGGAATCAGACCGCGAAACTTCGCCACTTCGCCACAGAATCTTCGGGGTGCACTGAAACGCGCCGTCACCGAAACCAACCGGAGCAGCGTCTCCCGAACCAGGACCCTCGGCGCAGACAATCTCATGAGCGCCGCACTCAGTATCGTGAACAATAAACCTCTGAAAGTCAGCATCCCCAAGGGCATGCGCGTCCCAAGCCTCAAGTCCAGAAAGTACGTAGACAACTACCAGTACAACGAATTTTTCAATGAAATCCCACAGAGGCCCACGCGTCCGCGGTCCATTACACCACCCGTGATATTCGAACAACTCACGCCCGATTTCGTTCCCAATCCCAATTACAAAAGGACCCCGCCCGTTATCCGCTACCCGAAACTATTTGACCCCATGAGCCCTCCTTACTCCTATCATAATATCCCTGTCAATGACCCCAAGAAAATCAAGAAGACCACCCCGAATCTCGAAGCCAAGAAGAGGAACATGATGTTGCTCTCGCCGATCATTGAAAACATCCTCGCGGAAATCCCCGACAATACTGTGACAGCCAAATCTCCAGAAGTCCGCAAGGCAGCCAAGAAGATGAATATTTTCAAGAGGACACCGGAGATCCGAGGAAACGCGGAACTGATGGGACTGCTGGACGAACTCGCCCTGTCCTACGTGGCACTGCTCAAACTCTCCTACATCAAGACCCGAAGCGGAAAGCTGACCAAGAAGCAGATGGCGATCCGCGACGAACTCCGAAGGGAACGCGACAACCTTCGGAAGATTATCAAACGCCGCTTCAACAGGTATAATTTGAAGAACGTGGAACTTTTTTGAGACAGAAGAGATATTCCATAATACTCTTGTCCTCATTGTATGAAGCAGACTTGAAACGTTTATAATCTCTTTCTTCTACAGTGACCTCGCCGAACATCGACATCAATTCAATCATACGATCCTTTGAGACTAAACTTTCACTATTATATGAAAGAAAAATCCAGTCAGTTTTCAGTATATCAAATAAAGATCTAAATGCATTTTCAACCTCATTCTTTTTACAAAATGAAGATGTGAAACATCCCGATGGAATTCCAGTCTTGCCAGTTATCGTTGGATGATCGTCCTTGAGCGCAATCATATTCAATGGAAAGTAGTTTTTTGAATATTGACGATTATTATAAGGTGGGTCCAGATACACAATGTCCATCTTTGCTTCAATATCATCCAGAACATCCTTTTGTGTGGATTTACTTCCGTCAAGTGCAGACTTAGTGAGTTCATGAACAGGCACGATCACAAGAGGAATCAAAGATCGCGTTTTAAAACTCTTTAGATAAGCACCGTATACAGAAGTAACGTTGCTCACCTTATCTGCTGCCATCAATAAAGATGCCAACAGAAACATATTTTCGTTTTCATTGAAATTGCCCTCGTAGTCTGCAAGACGCCTTCGAATGTAGTCTATCCTTTTAGCGTTATCTTCTGTAAAAAACATCCGCTCGCAGTTTCCATGTGGTGAATAATTAGAGGTTATGAAACCCAATTCCGCGTCGTGTAATTTCTGTTCAATTTCATTATTTAGCGTTTTTATGAACTCCTTGCACTTGTCAGTGTAAACCGAAATGGACATTGCGTGACCTATGATTCGGCTGTAAAGCTCCGCGTCATTGACGATCGTCACGCACCCAAGCTTGCGAAAGTGATGCCCCACAATTCCGGTACCCGAAAAAAGATCTCCAAACACTTTTCCTTCAATCACAGTCTTTTCTTTGATCTTTTCCGTTATCCAGTCTAGTAATTTGAACTTAGAACCTATGTATTCAAGACGTTGAACACTCATATTAATTATTACTCAAATTGTTTTTAATTGTTTGCATGAATGCCACCGGATCATACCAGTATGTACCCACCATAGCATCTGGGTCACTGGGATCATAAGTTTCGTCTCCACGTGTAAAGTCGATTCTAAAAATGGCGACGCTTGGAATTCTGGTAGCTGGGTAGCGCCTCCCAGTTTGACGCGTTTCAACTGACGTTTGACGTTTCTGCAAATTACAATGATTGCATAGGGACTGAAAATCATCTATCGTTTGCGTCCGTGAATTCAAGACCCTTGGATCGTTGTAAAGGTCATTCTTGTGATCGATTACGATTGATGACGTGCTGCCACATACCACACATGGCCTTGCGCTCAACTGCGCTCGGATGTCATCTCGGATGGGCCTGTTGGTTTCTATTTCATTTCGATTGCGACCCGTCATCCGAAGGCCCGTCACCGTTCTACCCATACCATTGCGTCTAATTTCCCAGGCGTAACGAGTATCACCCCACGGTAATCCATACCTAATGTTTCCATTCCTAGACCAAGGAAGACCAGCTTCATTAATTCTTCCGATGTCTACCCAATCACTGACACCATTCTCATCTGGTAGAAATATATCATCAATAACCCTTTGGCGTTCGGGACGTGGTGGCATTTTATATTGTACTATTTGTCAGTTCTTTAAAATAACCTGAATAAATATTAGTATGTGTATGGTCACTACGGCCCGTTACACACAAACGGATTTAGGACACGCCATAGAAACCCTTGACGATGAGGTCTTCTATGCCGTGTATCAGTGGGTCGTGGAGAATGAACAGGAGTACGAAGCCATGGGACAGCACACGGCGGGGTTCACCAACAACCAGTTCATAGGAATAGTCACCCAGACCGTGGAAGCCCTCGTGGTCTTCTCCCAGAACACGCGCGTCCATGAAATCAAAGAACATGTCAGCAACATCGCGTGCTACACAGACAAGGCTATGAACGCACTTTTGAAAATTGTTGACAAGCCGACGTTTGGATCGCGAAGATTCGCACGATTCGCCTACACGGTCATCATGGACTCTATTAGACAAGATCTTGTGGATAATTTATATGAGTTGATACTATAAAATGAGCCTCGAGAACGTCACCTACAAGGATACGACCCCGTTCGTCCCTCCGATCACCGGTGGAAAGGTCATCAAGGTTTATGACGGCGACACACTGACCCTCGCGTCCCGCCTCCCGTTCGAGGGGTCGCCCCTTTACCGCTTCTCGGTCCGCACCAAGGGCATCGACTGCCCCGAGATGAAGACCAAGAACGCCACCGAAAAGCAGTGCGCCAAGATGGCCCGCGACATGATCAAGAGCAAGTGCCTCGACAAGATCGTCGAACTCAGGAACGTCGAACTGGAGAAGTACGGTAGGATCCTCGCCGACATCTACGTGGACGGCGTGGACGTCAAGACCTTCCTTTTGGACGCAAACTTGGCGGTGGCTTACGACGGAGGCACCAAGGTCACACCGGAAGACTGGCTGGAGTATTACAATCTTAAACAATAGATCATTTCAAAACGATTGCCAAGTTTCCAACAAAGGTCTTCCTTGTGCTTGTCATAAATACCATCGGGACCGATGAAATACACTGCTGGTTTATCTTGGTCAATCCTAGAAACGGCATCGTACCACCTCTTTTGCCAGTCGCCCTTATCTTCCCATACCCATGGTTGGTAGATACGAATGACTGACCTTCCTTCATCACGAAGGGCGATGATCATTTTGGTGACATCGTGGTTTCTGTTTTCTTCGGCGGTGCGAGATGTATAAAATTTACTATCATCGAAGTGCTGATCCCCGTCTATCTCATGGTATGTTTGATTTTCTGGAGTGTACATGTCCATCGGTAATGTAGTACCCTCTGGTCTTACTTGACTCTTGATGTTAGTGAAGATCTCTTTTGCAAAATTATGAAACTTCTTTTCTGTTTTATTTCTACATATTCCACACCACCTGCCGTTCGCAACATTTCTTAATTGTGGATTTATGTCGTGGCAACAGTCTGGACACGTGAACCAAATTCGGGTTTCCGAATACAAGAAAACATCCCTAGGTGTAACGTCACCGTTCAGTGTAGGATGCCAATAAACAGCCCTTGGGTGAGATGTGAAGGAGTGATCGTGACACCACTGACATTCTGGATCTTTACAGAGTAATTTGGGAGGTGACGAACAGTAAGAACACCAGTTGCCGTTCGCAATATTACTCAATATTGGATTTATGTTATGGCGGCAGTCTGGGCATGTGAACCAAATTCGGGTTTTCGAATACAAGAAAACATCCCTAGGTGTAACGTCACCGTTCAGTGTAGGATGCCAATAAACAGCCCTTGGATGAGATGCGAAGGAGTGTTCGTGACACCATTGGCATTCCGGATTATCGCATAATTTATTTGAACCACAATAAACACACCACTTATTGTGCGCAACATTACTTAATTGTGGATTTATGTCGTGGCAACAGTCTGGACATGTGAACCAAAATTTTTTAGGACAATTCAAGAAAACATCCCTAGGTGTAACGTTACCGTTCAGTGTAGGATGCCAATAAACAGCCCTTGGATGAGATGCGAAGGAGTGTTCGTGACACCATTGGCATTCCGGATCATCACATAATTTTTTTGAACTACAATAAACACACCACTTGCCTTGCGCAACATTACACAATTGTGGATTTATGTCGTGGCAACAGTCTGGACATATGAACCAGAATGGTTTATTACAGTTTAAGAAAACATCCCTAGGCGTAACGTCTCCGTTCTTTGTAAGATGCCAGTTGACAGCCCTTGGATGAGATGCAAATGAACGTTCAAATGGTATCATATCTTTAATCAATGCCCTAAATGTTTAATAGAGTCTAATCAAGAACGCCGTGCCCTAGGACGCAAGAACCAACGCGTCGCCGGACTCCCAACTTCGTCCGTTTCTCCCCACACGCCTACACCGGCGTCCTTGCCACTCTCGTGAAACCTGTGCCACCTCTTGCCGTTGAATTCCAGGTAGTCCGTGCTGTTCTCAACGGGCTTGATGTCACCCTTGGCTGGCATTGTAGTCTGCCCTTGGTTAAATATTTCCCTCCCTGAATGAAAAATGACCGACCAGTTGAAGGTCTGGCAATTCATCGCCCTCATGGAGAGGAAGAGGCGCATCCTTGGATACCTATCCCACACGGATGAATACGTTATCGCCAACTTGAAGATGACGCCTCGCGAGATGACCCTCGAGGATCACAAGGAGGTTTTCTCCGCAATCAGACGCTACATCGCGATCCTAGATCACACCATAGTCAAGATGGCCGCGTGGTCCTGGTTCACCAGCGAAAAGAAAAATAGAATCATCTTGTAATGGGTGAATTCAAGAAGAAACCAAACTTTGATGCATTGAGGGGAATACCTGCATACATCAAAATGGTAGAAGACGCAATAAATACACTATTGGATTTTAAAGCCAATTCTCGTCCGAATCGTATGCCCACGCTGTATCCAGGTCAGAAGGATCCACAAGAACCCCGTCGATAGAGTACACCACAACCGTGTCGAGTTCGTTCACGTCGAGCTTCTTGATATTGACCGCAGGAATCTCGTTCTTGTCCACCTCGTGACATGTCATGAAGAGGTCACCACCCTCGTGCGTAAAGACCCACCCGTATTCGTACTTGTCCTTCATCTTGCGAACCACCATCTCATTGCTTTGAACCTTCAAATTCAACGTCGGTGGAAAGAACTCGTGTGCCTTTTTTTCAGGTTTGAGATTTTCGAGCAAGGTCACGTGAGGAATCTGCTTCGCGTTATATTTCTGCTGGAACGTTCTGGCACCAATCGGAACTGCCCAAAGAGACAACATGTTTTTACTTACTATCGAGTTTTTTCTTTAACATCTCTCATCCAACGGTATTTTTGACGCATCCCTTCGAGGATCTCTTCGGAAGACCGCCTCGGAACCGGTGGACAATCTCGTGGACGTGGCAATCCTTCTGAGATGATTAGAGCAGTCATTATCCTAGCAAGTTCCTGGTTGTTGAACATCCCTTTCTAATTGGTTTGATTTTATCTTTAAGTCCGATGAAGTTGAAAAAATTATTCAGGTAAAACTTTTTAAAGGAGAGGTCATCTACAAACAAACATGGACATCCTTCCTCTTGACCTCCAGTGCGACATCCTCAAGCGGGCTACCCTCTTGGACCTCAAAGAGAACCCTTTCAAGCCCAAGTACAAAGTGGGTTTCACATTTGGAATCAATGCACGCATCACCCTCGAGTGGGACAACGATCTGGTCGAGAGCGATCCGTGGGAGTTCTTGGACATGATTAGGCACTACTATGACAAATCGATCGAGGACTACGAGGACCACATCTTCAAAATGATCGAAGAGGAGAAGAATAACTACGAGCCCCACGTGGGTCTGGAAAGTCAACTGTTCTCACGCTTCTACCAGGAGAACGAGCACATGCTCACCTTCAAGTTCTTTGTCAAGTCGGGTGAAACGGTGCTAGACCATCAGGACCTCGAGTTCTTCAAGTCCATGGAACCGCATCTGGACAAGGGGTACATCATGTATCAGCTGGTCATGCTCACTCAGTTTCTCAGGGATATCTACCCCATCGAGTTCCTGGAAAAATACAACGAGTCTGCCATGCGTATAGAAGGCTTTGATGAAACTGAGTGGTAAGGGTAGATGAACACCTTGCCGTCCGACCTGGTTCACAACATCTACACCAGGGCGTGTCTGATGGAGATGGAAGAAAAGTTTCCACTGAACTACCGATTCTACACAGATCACAGTGAGATCGATTTTAGCGCAAACGATCTCGTTGTAAGGAAAGATAGGGTCATCGTCAGCATCGCCGACTACATCTACAATCACATCTTCACTTCAATGCGACTGCCAATACTGCACTTTGAGAAAAAGATCGGACCCAAGGTCGTCTACTCCCAAAATGTCCACTTGTGGAACGACGCGACCATAGAAAGACACACCGGAAAGATCCCAAAGTCACCACTGGAATCCTACCTGTGGAATATGATGATGCTTATTAATTAAAGAAATGATTACCTATGTATTCGGGTCTCTCGTTAGCTCAGGGGTAGAGCGTTCGACTGTAGTGTCTTTGTCTGTCATCGAATGGTCACCTGTTCGAATCAGGTACGAGAGAAATCCATCTACGTGAATTAAAGGGGAGTTGTCCTTTATCCACAGAGATGATTCTTACACCCATAGCCGCCGGTGGCTTTTCTAGAGTCCATCATTACGTCGATGGTCACGGGAACAGGTTCTGTTGCAAGGTCACACCAAAGAAACACCACAAAGTATTTTTGAATGAATTGGATATTCTAAACTCCTTTCCACCCAACATCCGTTTTCCCAAGGTCTATGATCATTTTGAATCCAAAGAAAGTAGTTACATGGTGATGTCGCTGTTCAGAGGAACCAAGGTGAACGACCTGGAAAAGTATACGGATAATACGCTCCGTTCAATCCTTCGTGGAATTGCGCGGTGCCTGATCTTGTGCCACGAGAATGAAGTTATTCACCTAGACGTAAAGCCCCAGAATCTGATGATGAGTGACATGTCCGAAACGGCTCTCACCAAGATGATCGACTTTGGAAACTCGGTCCGTGGAACCCGTGTTGAACTCAAGTCGCGCGTTGGAACCCTGGAGTACATGTCACCAGAACATCTGACTTTCCCCTATCGCGTGACTCCAAAGAGCGACGTGTGGGCGATGGGCGTCATCATGTTCCTCATGGGTTCGGGACAAATGCCATTCAGTTCGGGGGACAATAGAATCACCGAAGTTATCGATAACATTACATTATCGGAACCCAACTATCAGTGGATTGATTCACCCGAATTGAGAGAACTCGTAAAGTGGATGCTCATGAAGAATCCGGAAGATCGTCCAAATGCGGTTGACATATTGAATCATCCGTATTTGAAGGGAGATATCTGGGATCGCTACCAAGGCGAACTCTATCCAGATGAACGCATCGAAAACTTTAAAAAACCCGAGAACACGTTCGTCTACTTCGGGCAGGGGCTCACATTGTAACCAAACTTTTCCGCGAGCCAGTTGCGATCCGCGCAGAAGATCTTGGAAGACTTGGGTGCCGTGGTGCGCGTGTAGACCATCAGCGCGTTAAGCTTGCGGAAGAGAGCGAGGGGTGTCTCCTTGCCTTCCCGAAGCACCCGCATGAGAGCCCGGTGACGCGCCAGTTCGGTCATGCTCGCAACCTCCACGTAGCCAAACTCGGACAGACCGCCCTTGCGCAACTTACCGATACCCTCGCCCGGTCCCTTGAAACCCTTTCCCGGCTTACCGACATTCTTGATCATCCCAGCTGGAACGTAAGACCCCTTGACCTTGGTTCCGTCAGTACGCTTGTAAGCCTTTCGGTAGTAACCGGCACGTTCGATCATCGCCATGTTATTATTGTAATCTAAAATAAAAATATTACTAGATTACAACAAGAATTATGCCGCGTCTTAACTCCATCGTTAACAATCTCTCGGATCAGGCCAAGGTCGCCCTTATCGCCGGTTTCCTTCTGCTGATTCGCGCCGTCATGGCGGCCAAGAGTCTCAATACCGCGGCAGCCACCGGAATCCTGTCGGTGTTCGGAACCATGGTGATCTCCACCTACGCCGTGGACTGCTACTCCAAGGGTCAGTGCGAACTCCTGGCGTGGCTCGCGTCTATCTCCATGTTCGTCTCGGCCATGATTCTCTTCATGAACTCCAAGTGAAAAATCACGTAATATTTTTTGAGACGTTTTGCCAAACGACAAGTAATACCAACACAGTAATACTTATCGTTTGAATTTCCTACCTGTTTAACAAATACTTGATGTAGTCGCGCTGAGCCACGTAGATCGCCGCGAGGTATGAAACGAGTCCCATAGTCAGATGAATCCAGTGGGGCGGGCACGTAATCCCGGGAGCCAAGGTCGTCACCAGAGCGCAGTGGGTCGCGTGGGGGAACAGACCCCAGAAAAGTGCGTTCAGGGAGAGGAAGGCAAGAAGGAACATCCTTTACTTGTAACTAATATTTTATGCAACGACCGCCATCGCAGCATCCTTGGTGACCTTGGTGACGGTCATGCTGCCGTTCAACAGACCAATGAACTTGGCGAGGTCCCTGATCACCTTGGCCGACGCCGCGGCAGTGTTCATGGTCGCCTTGGTGGCGGAACCGAGGATGCCCGCTGCGAGCTTGGTGAGGTCGAGACGGATCTGGTTGAGCATCATGGCGCGGTTCATCGCGTAGGTGCCAACCACCGAGGCGACGGTGGCGCCGGCCGAGGACGCGGCAACCTTCTTGGCGAGGTCGAGCGCGATCAGGACCGTGGCGGCTCCCACGGGCTCCCTGCGAGCATAGGAAATGGCGTTGCTGATGGGCTTGGCGAAGTTCATTTTGTACTATTTGATGAGATTTTTTTAGGCGAAGGAGTCGGAGTAAACAAACTCTTCAGGAACTCTGCGCGGGTCATGGGTGCCGGCGTGGGAAAATTGTTCACTTTGCTCAATATTAATGTCATAAAGTCAAATATGTTCTCTTTGGGTTTAAGATTTTTGAAACGCGCGTTGTAAGGTATCACCTCGATGGCATACTGACCAATAGGATGCTTTTTCATACTTGTTACCCACTCAACTTCACTGCGCTGCCAACCCGAACCAAGTTTGTTAGTGAGAACTTCTTTGTATTTTTTCAACATACTTTCTTTGGTCACGTTGTTTTTATTTATCGGAGCAGCAAATCCCCAGTCAATAATTTTGATCGAATTTGTTTTTTTATCGTACATCGCATTACCTCCATGCGCATCAAAGTGACCGATTCCACACTTGCGATGAATTTCTTGAAGTGTTTTAATGTAAGCCCTGATTGCCTTTTGGAATACACCATGTCTGTCTTCTATGTACCAATCTAAAATGGTCTTCCCTGGTGCATTTTTCATCAGAATCCAATTTCTGCCACTATCGAATATTTTGGGAGTGAGTGATCTAAACCAATTCTTAGTGCATTGATAAACTATTTCCTGAATTCTCACTTCCTGCTGGAATTCCTTTTCTTTTTTAATGTAATATTTACTTTTACCCGCATTATTTTTAATGATTTTATCAACTTTCAGGATTTTGTCACCCATCTGAAATATTATGCCATGTCTACCTTCGTCTTTTTCACCAATTCGCTTCAATTTGCCAGTCATACTGTATTCCAGATCCAGATAATTATCAGGTGTGATAAACAAACCTTCTTTTCGGAGTTTCTTGACCCAATTAGTCATTTAATATTATAAAAGAAATTAACCAGAAGCCCTGCCAAGCACTAGAATTTATTCAGGAACTGGAAACGATACCTGACCGGCACGATGAACAAAATGGTCCACGCCAACGTGCGGCGGTTGGTCCTGCAGTCGCTCGGTACCGCGTCACCGGAGTGTGGCATCT